CTAGCGTATCGGCACCACGTTCTTGTCTCTGACTTGGCCGTACGTTGAGGCGAGCAGGCTGCCGGTCGCGGCTTTCTGGATGTAGTCACTCCACCAGGCCATCATCGGGCGCCGGCGCTCGATGTAGTCGGCTCGGTTGTATGCGCTGCGCACCTCGTCCTTGTCGACATGCGCCAGTGCAACCTCAATCAGCTCCGGGTCCCACCCATGCTCATTCAAAATGGTGCTGGCCATCGAGCGCATGCCGTGGCTAACCAACCGATCCTGGAACCCCATGCGTTTCAACGCCATGTTGGCCGTTTGGCTATTGGCGTGGGTGCGTGGATTTCTGTCTGCCGGGAAGACGTATTCGCGATGTCCGCTGTGAGTCTTCAATGACTCCAACAGTGCGACAGCGTGATCACTCAACGGGATGCTATGCGGGCGGCGCTTCTTCATCCGCTCCGGTGGGATAGTCCAGACACGCCTTTCAAAGTCGATGTCCGCCCAGCGAGTAGTTGCCGCCTCGGCGGGGCGAGTCATCGTGTGCAACTGCCATTCGATCAGGCAGCGGGTAGTGCGTTTGATGCTGGCGTTCGCGATCTCCAGCATGAGTTCGGGGAGCTCTTCGGGCGGAAGCGCAGCCATGTTCTCTTTCTTGGGCTTCTTGAAGACTGCCCTGATGCCGCTGAGCGGGTTGGCGAAGATCAAGCCGGAGTTGACGCCGTAGGTCATGATCTCATTTAGCCGCTGGCTAAGACGCTTGACCGTCTCCAGGCTGCCTTTCGCTTCGATTGGACGAAGTAGCCCGATCACCATCGGTGCGGTGATTTTCACGAGTGGTGTTGTCTTTAAATCGGGGAACACGTGCAGTGTGAGCGACCGCCAGATGTCCTCGGCGTAGGCCGGGGTGACCGAGTCTTTCTTGAGCTCGAACCAGGCGGTGGCCACGTTCTCGAAGGTGTGTTCCGTTTCTGCGCGCTTGGCTTCATTCAACGTATTGCGCTGCACCTTCGGATCGATGCCTTGGGCGAGCAACTCGCGCGCTTCGACTGCCTTCTTTCGTGCGTTCGCCAGTGACAGTTCGGGGTAGGTCCCGAAGCCGATGTTGATGCGCTTTTTGGTGAGCGGTTCGCGGTAGTTGAAATTCCACAGCAACGAGCCGTTGCTGCGCACGCGGAGCTGCAAACCGTCACCGTCAGTGAGGACGTAATCCTTGGACGCGGGTTTGACTCCCTTGAGCTGTCGATCGGAGAGGCGGAGGTTTTGAGCAGGCATGAGATTGTCCTCAGGCGCTGATTCGGTATTCCAAAGATTAGCACTGGGTGAGCTGGAATACCGTCTGGAATACCCGAACGGCTGGAACTCAAAAACTCTCCAAAGACCGCAAAAGCGCTGGAAGCCTCGTATTTACTGGGTCGCAGGCACAAAAAAAGACGTCCGTGGACGTCTTTTTTTGATCATTTGGTGGAGCCGGGGGGATTTGAACCAGCGTCTAGTCCTGTGTTTTCGCGGCCTCCAGATCGGAAGCTGTCATAACGCTGTCATTCTGGTCGGAAACTCGGTTGGCATCCAGAGTGATGGTGTGTATAAATCGCACCTGAGCAGGATACGGTAGGCGCTTGACAGCATGGACCTGAGATGACCGACCACAATTTCACCAACACTACGATCACAGAAACAGTCGTTCTCTCCGAGCCGCTGAGTGGAAACTCTATCGCTTCTATACAGGCAATTTATCCTTTTACAGAAGCTGATTATGTGAGGCTGGATAGTCAGGGCAATGTAGTGAAAAACTGGGCGACGAGCTTTTTATTTGTAGCTATTGGCTCGGCGGTCACTCTTCTCCAAAACGTCTATAAAGACGGCCTTAATACCCCGAATGATGTTGCGTCAGGGGATGTGATAGTGTTATCAATTTTATCTCTGATTACTGCGTTATTGTTTGTTGTTAGCGCGTTTGTGCCCAATGAGAAGAAGAAATTAATGAAGCGAATAGGGAAGTTTTTCAAAGATTCGGCAAGCCAGAATCATTTTATTAGGGGCGCAAAGTGATAACGAAAAGTAATCTTCCAAAAGGTTATATTCCTTATTCGAAGGTTAAACTTTGCAGCAATTTGCTCAGCGGCAGCACCTTCATTCTTTCGGTGGATGAAGTTCTGCCGCTCCTAGTTGGAAAAGGAAATAAGCCTCAAATTTGGATACAGGCTATTGCTGATGCGAATATGAAGTCTTTTGTACCGATTGTAGAATCCTCCATCCCACTGTTTCCGTTTGTCCGAGTCACCACTGAGTCTGGTGTCGTCCTCGTGTTTGTTAATGATCAAGTCATTATGTCCATTCGATCTGAGGTTGATGACGAAATTAATATTTTTCAGATGGACTTAAGGCCGATTGGGCTAAATATAGTCGGCGACGAAAAATCTCTTCGTTCCGGAGGCATGGAATTCAGCAACAGCACTTTTTCTGGGATGGGAACTTTTATGGGTTTTTCTTTGTAAGAGTTTCGGTAAAGTCCTGCATGTCGATGGGCCGCCACATCACTTCTGCTTTTTCGCCCGCGTTGTAGTCAGCTGATGGCATCCAGCGACCGTATATGCGTGCAATCATGGTCCAGTCACTGTGCCCCATCTGCTGCGCCACCCACATCGGATGCTCACCAGCAGACAGCATCATCGAAGCGTAGGTGTGGCGCGTCTGGTACGGCCGGCGGTAGCGCACACCAGCCTTCTTCAGCGCATACATCCAGAGCGTCTTTCGAATCGGGCCGTCACCGGCCCAGCGCTCTCCCGTCCTCGGGTTCTGAAAGACTTCCTGGTTGGCCAGGTAGGTGAATGCCTTCTGCGCCTTCAGGGCTTCCAGCGCAGGGCCGAGCAGCTTGATGCTGCGCCGGCCGGAGGTGGTCTTCGTCACCTCCGCTTTTCCCTTGGCTGCCTGGGTCATGGCGCGGGTGACGCGCACCTCGCCGCGGAGCCAGTCAATATCGCCCCACTCGAGGCCGACGAGTTCGCTGGTGCGCATCCCCGTCCAGAATGCGAACTGCACCAGGTTCCGCCCTTGACCATCGAGGGAACTCAGAATCGCCTGCTGCTCTTCCGGCGAGAATGGGTCAACGTCGTCGACCTTGACCTCTCCCTTCCTTGCGTACGTCCAGCCGGCGAGAGGGTTGCTGTCGATCAGTTCCTCTTCCATCGCATCGCTGAGGGCCGAGCGTAGGCAGCTCTGGATATTGCTGAGCGTCTTGTTGCTCACCTTCAGGGTGTCCAGCCAATCCTTGACGGCCTTCCGCTTCAGGTCGACCACCATGGCGGACCCTAGGGCCGGCACCAGACGAAGCTCTACAATCTTCCTGTAGCCCTCGAAGGTGCTGCTGGAGACGTGCTTGCGCTTCGACTCAAGCCATCGGCCAAGGAATCCCGCAACCGTCTCGCGTGACGCCTCAGGCGCAAACTTGGCGGCGCGCGGAGATCCAGGAAATGTCACCGAGTAGTCGAAGGTACCGGCGGCGATCGCATGTTCGATAGCCGCCTTGTGCTGCTCTGCTCGCTTCAGGTTAGTGGCGGTGGGCTTGAGCGAGATGCGCTCCCGGCACCTGACGCCGCGATACATGAACGTGATTTCGATACTCGAATCAGAGACCGCCCTGACTCCCCGCCCATCTCTACCCATGCTTCATACCCCTCTACATCAATAAGCGTCCGGCCATCCGGTGCTTTTTTCCATATCTCGCCGAGGCGCCAGATTCCGTCGCGGATCTTCGAGCGCACGGCGTCTTCGGTGTAGCCAGACTCGCTGGCGAATTTTTTAACAGTCAGGTAGCGCATTCCTGAGGCCTAGGCTTGAATGCAAGCCCCTCCCAGCGGCCGGATGGGCCGCGAATCTCGCAGCGCCGAACGTAGGCCCGGCGTTTCTTACTGTCGAACAGTGCCTGGCAGGCATCCATTTGCTCACCGTCGTTCGTCATTGCCTGCAGTCTGGCGCGGTCACCGCTGTTGACGAAGACAAAGCCGTCTTTGACCTTCCCGAATCCACTGGTCCGGTATAAGGCCCAGCGCGCCCCTCCTTTCTTGCCACCCTTCGACCCTTCGGTCAGGTAGAACGCAAACTCTCCCCTCATCACGCGAAGCAGAGTTCTAGCCATGGAGACCCCCACCATCTTTCGCCACTACCGAGTACGCCTCCGGCTTTCGCTCAACCGTACGGGTCGATCCGTCCAGGCTGTGGACGGTGAGTGCCGGCCGCCGAATCTGCACAGTTCCGTTCGGCGCCATTTCCTGACGCGGGGCGCCGTAGAAAGGGCCACCCGGGGCGAACGGGTCAGGGATGGCCGACGGGTTTTCAAGCAAGAACTTCTGAAACAGGTTCTGGACCGCAGCGGTAAGTGGCCCCGTGTTCCCTCGGTTGGAGCGGCCGCTCTTGTGGTCTGCGCTGTCCTCGAACTCCCCGCCAATCCAGAGCAGGCCGCCAACGATTCCGGCGTCGCCCGCTCAGACCTCGGCAGCCTCGGCACGGTGGGCATGATTCACCCCCAGGAGATCGCACAGGTCGTCGAAGGTCAGGGCCTGCTCGATCATGGCTGAGTTTCCGATAAGCCAGGCACCGCTCTCCTCCATGGCCTGTCTCGCAGCTCTGGTGCGATCCAGATATGCCGCTCGCTCGCGCTCAAGCGCCTGCTCGGTGAACGGCATGCCCTTGAGGAGCCGCCGACACACCTGGCGATACTCGGCGAAGCTGGTGTTGCGATCGGCGCACACCGCGCGGACGAACATCCGGAGGGCCGCCAAACGGACGCGCAGGTCACGGCGACTGTCGGCGTAGATATCGATCAGCCTGTGCAACGTTGCTCCCTTCATGACCGGCTCTCCTTGTTCGTGTCGCAGATCCGCAGGTCGACGCCGCAGGCCTGGACCAACTCGGTCAACTCGCCGAGCTTGGTGTTGGGGTTCTGCATCGCCTGGCCCAGGCGGACCAACTGCTGGCCGAGGGTGGCGAGCGGGGTAGGACGATACCCTGGTGGTGGTGGAATGTCGGAGCCTCTCATCACTGGCATACCTCCCAGATGAACAGGTTCTTGAACGGCTGGAGCGCGCCGCCGGCGGCAACAGCAGCCAGGCCAAACAGCGCGACGAGTGCGATAGCGGTCAGAGCCTTGCGCATGGTCATCGCTCACCTCCAGGCGCTGGCGCAGCGGCAATGAGGCCCCGATACACACGTGCCAGGAAGGCGCGAACTGCATCCCGACCCGGGAAGTAGTACTCGGTATCCTCAACGAGATAGCCGTCCATTCCGTCCTCGCTGTCGCGGCGCGCGTCCAGCATTTCCGGGGTCGGCTCAAGCGGTACCAGCTTCCACCCTGACGGCACGTTGTGCTGACCCAGGGCGGTCTTCAGTTGGTCCTCCAAGCGCTTGGCATAGCCGCGAATGCCTTGCACGGTCCAGCCACCATCGATGGCGTCTTGCGGCAGCCCTTCGCAGATACGCTCGAACTGGCGCAGGCGCCTCAGTTCATTGACCGCTACCTCGACGGCTTCAATCACTGGCACGCCGACGTAGCCGTCCTCGATATCTACTCGATCAAGCCAGCGCACCAGAGTTTGGAGGCTTTCGGCCAGTTCGCTGTCGCCCGATCCCGGCGCGGGGTAGGGTCGCTCGCCGGCACTACCCGGTCCGGACAGAGGTTCGCCGCCAGGGTTGCCCGGCTCTGAACTCGCTCCAGCGCCACCCAAGGCCGCCAGTGCGATCTGTCGCATGTTCGCCGCCGGGAGGTCGTCTTGCTCGGGACAGGGGAGCTCGGCGATGGTGCGGAGCGCCAGGAGGGCGCGCTCGAGCGGAATCTCTCCTGCACCCTCGGTGCCGGCCAGGTGCTTCGCTACCGTTTCCCGGATGACGCGCAGCGCGTTCATGGCTTGGAGCGAGCTGCCGTCCTGGCCGAGCTTGGCGGTCAGGTCGATCTGTTTAAACAGGGCATGGGTCATAGGTCACCCCCTTGCTCGGCGCTGCGCACTGCCTGGTAGGCGAGGGCGTAGCAAGCCATTTGCACCAGCAGGCTCGAAGCCGCGAGTGCGGGGTGATCCGTGAGGGCCAGGGCCGCCACGTGCAGAGCGCCGGTAGGGATGGAGAGCCAAGGGCGGGCGAGCATGTTCGCGGCTCCTTGCCCCTTGATGCCGCCGGCGAAGATCAGCAGCCAACAGAGGACGTTTAGGGCCGCTGACACATAGAACGCGAACCGGTGAAGCGACCCCTGACCGAAGTACAGGCACGCGCTGAGCAGCAGGCTGATCACGGTGCCGATGAGTGCTTGCTTCATGATCAGCGATCTCCGGCGGCAGCGGTCAAGGCGTCGAGTAGCGCATGCTTTCGGCGCTGACCATGCAGGTACTCGCGCAGGGCGATGATGACCACGCTGTTCATGCTGCGCTCGTCTCGCTTAGCCTCGGCTTCGACCTCGGCCCTCAGGCCGTCCGGCAGTCGGACAACGAACTTGTCCATATCCCGGCTGGTGCTGGCCGGCAGTTCGGTTACAACGGTTGCTCGTTTCATGATCAACCCTCCACCTTCACGAACCGGTGGTTGTCGTCGAGCCTGTAGTGCGTGTTCGGCTCCAGGCCGTCTTCGCCGATATAGCCGATGACGGTTCGGTACCGTTCGGTCTTTTCGTCCCAGTAGCGGATGCGGATCTCGCCTTTCTCCCCGGCGGTGGCGGTGCCCTCGTCCCCGGCGGTGGCGGTGCCCTTGTACCCGGCGGTGGCGGTGCCCTTGTACCCGGCGGTGGCGGTGCCCTNGTCCCCGGCGGTGGCGGTGCCCTTGTACCCGGCGGTGGCGGTGCCCCAGTCCCCGGCGGTGGCGGTGCCCCAGTCCCCGGCGGTGGCGGTGCCCTTGTACCCGGCGGTGGCGGTGCCCTTGTACCCGGCGGTGGCGGTGCCCTTGTACCCGGCGGTGGCGGTGCCCTCGTACCCGGCGGTGGCGGTGCCCTCGTACCCGGCGGTGGCGGTGCCCTTGTACCCGGCGGTGGCGGTGCCCTCGTACCCGGCGGTGGCGGTGCCCTCGTACCCGGCGGTGGCGGTGCCCTCGTACCCGGCGGTGGCGGTGCCCTCGTACCCGGCGGTGGCGGTGCCATATGCGCCTACCTGACAGAGTTCCTTATCGCCTGCCTGTAGGGTGGCGCCGATCACTGCAACTCCGGCCGCGCGTGGTTCGTTTGCGATCAGGAACTGTGTTGCGCTTGCCTTGTCCCCGATGTGACGGACTGTGCAGCGAGGAAATTTCACCTTGCCGCCGAGGGCGATCAGGTCAGCTATTACGACCTCAACCACCAGCCACTTCGCATCGGCGTCGCCGACAGTGCTACTGCAATCATGGTCGCCCTGGCCGAACAGCCAGCCATGTAGGCCGTGACCGCACCTGTTGTCCTTCTTCCAGTCCGGGGCCTCGACTACTGCTCCGATCTTGTCGGGCCACTGAAACCCGCCGTGACTGGTGAGATCAGCGCTGCAGGTCCTGAGGATGAGAGCGGTGCCTTGCTTCTTGGTCTTTGCTTTGGTGGTCATGTTTTTCTCCAGTGGCGCCATCGCTGGCGCCGGGGCGAGGGGCTACTTGCTGATGCCGATGAAGGGAAGCGGGGAGCCGCTGGCCATGTAGGTGGGCAGCTTTCCGTCCCACTTCTCGACGGCATTGAGGGTCACGACGTCGGGGTTCGAGCGCAGCGCCTGGGCGCGGATCTCGATCGCCTTCGCGTCGGCGGTGGCCAGGGTCAGCTTCGCGTCCGC